AGAATTGGCGTTGCCGGAGACGTTGTTGAACATCGACGCCCACGCGCTTTGCGAGTTGTTGGCGTTGGCCTGTTCCTTGGGGTCCGGGGCGCTAGGGGTGGAAGCCATCAGTGTACTCCCGGCTGTTGCGGGTGGATCATCGCCTGTTTGAAGCGGAACGGAGCCCCGGCCATGTACGGGCAGTCCTCAGGGAGAAGGCCGAACATCACGGCATCCCGCTTGCCCTCGATGCCGCGACGGATGTAACCCTCGTACTTGAAGCCCATGCGCCATACTTGGTTGAGGGCGGCGTTGTTGTCAGGGTCGATCAGAGCGGTGATGCGCGCCGCCCGCTGGAAGACCGACCGGATCATGGCGGTCAGGAGCCTCCGGTTCAGAGCCCGCTTGTCGATCATCACGGTGGTGACGTGGGCGTCGCACCACGACTTGAATTCGAAACACACGATCAGCGCGATCTTGTGGCCATCGCGCACGGTGCAGCACAGCCACAAATTGGGGTTCGAGAACTCGGTTTCGGAATAGTCGACGCCGGTCGCCGCCGACAGCAGCTGGACGGCGTCCGACTGGAGGGAATTGAAATCGTAGTTCATCCGAACACGCTGCCCTCCTCATAGAGAACGTCGAAGCCGGTGACGGCGAACGAACAATTCGAGACATGTGCGGTGAGCCGCACGGCACCCACGCGGCCTAGGCCGCCAACCCCGGTCCAGTTGCCGTAGTTGCGGTTGCCACCGACCCACAGGGCTCCGACCGGCAGCGGCGGGTCTTGATCGGGGTAATCCCACAGTGCCACGTCCCACTCCGCGCCACCCTCGCTGGTGTCGGAAATCTCCGGCCAGTTGGTGGCGTCGGAAATGTCGTAGTCGACCTTGACCTCAACATAGGGTCGTGGGTTCCCGTCCGTGACGATGTACGGCAGGATCATCTTGAAGTGCTTGAGGGCTGGCGTCTTGAACTGGTTCCACGCCATCAGCACGTCGACCTTGATCGGCTTGCCGTCGTCGGACGTGTAGTCCGGGTGCATCTGGTAGATGTTGCCCTTGCTGTCCCCGAAATAAACATACGGATTGATCCAACCCCAGCACAGCGCATTGACGTTATCGAAGGTCGACCACACGGCCTTGGGCATGTGCCGGATGGCTTGGTGGACGACACCGCCGCCCAGCGGGAGATTGCAGAACAGCCGCCCGGTGGAAGGGTTCAGGAACAGGCTCCATCCCGGCTGGTCGCGCGCCATGATCGAATGCCTGAGGAAGTACTGGATCATGCTTTTGTCGACGCTGTCGAGACCCTCGCGACCCGCCTTGATCATCGAGGTCATCGGGGTGACGCCGGTCGGGAGGAGGACGTAGAGGTCGCCGCCGTAGTTGATGGTGCAGTGCTTGGACATCGGCGGGTCGGAACGGTAGACGCCGACGAGGATCATGTCGGAGCCCGGATCGACGCCCTTGTAGATGGCGCACTCGCCATTGGTCGTGAACACGACGAGGTTGTCGTCAAGCCCGGTGCCCGAATCCACGGTCCACGTCGCCATGGCCTTTATGGTGCCGCCGCGCTTGAAAATCGCGGTCATCGGCAGCACCGCCAGCACCCCGTCCTTCTGCTGGATCGGGAGATAGTAGGCGGCCAAATTGGTCTCGTCGGCGAACCACAGGCGGTTCTGGTGGGCGACGACTATGTGGAACTGGTTGGGGTTCAGCCAAGTGTTTCCGGCCGGTGGCGTGATCGCCATCTTTTCGAAGGAGCCCTGAAGCGTCACCTTCATGGTGCCGGTGGTCTGGTCGCCGGGGGCTCCGGTCAGGTTGACGCCGACAAGAGAGAAGGCGTTGGGCGGATTATTGACTTGTGTAATACGATGCGAGCCGTTGGCGGCGGCGTGGTTGGCGTCGGCACCGGAAATGATGACGGTCATGCCGTCGTGGAAATGGGTGATGTCGCTGCTGCTGACGTAGCACATGGCGGGGTTGGCCGCCGGGACGACGGGCGGGCCGACGGAGCCGGGTCCGCCGGTTATCTTGGTGACCGTGTACTCGGCACCGCCGGGGACGAAACTGCCGTCCCACGCGACGACGCCGTCGGCACCATTCACCATGACGGTGTATTCAGCTTCGCCAAGGTTGGAGAACGCCGTCCAGTGCCAGTCGGCGCTGGTGTAGGCCGTGCTGACTTCGGTGCCGGTGGTGGCGTCGTAGAGGTGGCCGCCGGACGCTGCGATCAGCTTTTCTGGCAGCCCGTACCATGGGATCAATGCCTCGACCGGATTGCCGTCGTCGGTCTGGGCTATTTTCCTGTACCCGGCGCGGATGCTGACCCTGTCGTCATCGACGTACAAATTGGTGATGACGCTGGCGTACTTGGCGTCGACATCCGCCGACTTGGCGAGGAAGGACATGCCCAAGGCCGGGGGCGAGACGTGCACCACCTTCGACCGCACCTTCTTGATGGTGGCGGGCTGCTGCTTGGTGGCGTACCGGGTGGCTACGCCCCTCATATGAAGCGGCTTTCGTCGGTGTTGAGGTCGAGGACGCGGTTGTTGGCGCGCACCGCGATCTTGTTCATGCGGGTCAGGAAGTCGCGCATCTGCTCGGCAAACTCGAGACCCTTGGCCTGTAGGAAACGGTACTTCAGACCATCGATGGCGAGCCGCCCATCAAAGAGGATTCTATCGGTGTCCTCGAATGGGCGATCCCGATAGGTGACGCCGTCCTTGTCGATCAGCCAGTTGCCGTCACCCAACAGGTCTTGATAGGGCTCCTCGAGCAGAAGCTCGTCGGCAACGGCGGTCAGGAGCCTCGACATCTGGACAAGGTCTTCGTCGGAGGAGTTCAAGGCTTCCGGCGCTGGTCGTTGCGAGATGCCGATCTCCATCGACGCATCGTTGACCACCTGTAGGACTGTCAATAGCTGCGACATTATCCGGCACCCCTCACCATGAGCCTGTCGATCTGGGTCTTGAGGCTGGCAATCGTGAGGGAAGCATCCTTGACCTGTTCCTCGAGAGCCTCGATCCTGCCGTCGCGATCCTTGAGGATTTCCTCGAACTTGGCGGCCCCGGTCTGGAGCTTGACGAGGTGGGCGGCGCGGTCGGCGAGTTCCTTCAGCACCGGAGGGAGGTCTTTACTTTTGAGCTTGGCCAATTGCTCGACGGTGACCACGTCGCGGTCGGCGAGCATCTTGAACTCGGCCTCGTTGACGGCGGGCCACAGCGCGAGGGGGTAACCCTCTACGTAGGTCTGCTTCCGGGCGGCCTGCTCCTTCTGGTACATCTCGAATGGGCCGGGGTGGTTGGCGAAATCCTCGGGCTCGGAGACGCGGGTCACGGAGAGGTAAGGAGGACGGTCCAACCGAACCATGATGTTCTCCTTGTAGAGCGGCATCCCGTCGGAGCCTTGGCCGGACGGTTCCCAGCCAGTGTAAAAGCGAACGAGTGTAGGGGTCTCGGCCATATCGGCTCCTTTGGGTTGGGTGGGGGCGGGCGCAGGGTACACAATAGCGCCGCCCCCTCCTTCGATCAGGTGCCGGTCAAGATGATGCGGCCCTGCATCGAACGGTTTGACAGGGTCAGCCCGCCCATGAAGGCGATATGCTTGGTGATCGCGTCCATGTCGACGGACTGGTCGGGGAGATCGAGAGCCTCGAAATTGCGTCCCGAGTAAATCTCGAACTTAAAGTACTTGGTGTTCAGCATATAACCGCCGACCAATCCGGTTGCGGCTCCGTCGAATACCAAGGCTCCGCTTTTGTACTTCAGCGTCTCGAAGCCAAGGGCTCCGAGGTTGGCGTCGGCATAGCGCTGGTTCTCTTGCAGCCCGCCCTCGTAGGTGGAATAGATTTCGCCATCCACCAAGATCAGGTCGGGGTGCTCGGTGCCCCGGATCAGCTTGATCCAGAGCGAGTTGAGACCGGCCTTGAGGGCCGGGTATTGCAGGCCGGTGGCGCGGGCGATGGAGACGAACTGGTTTTTCCAGAAGGTCCAAGTCGTGCTGTCGATACCACCAACTATACCCGTGCCCGCGTCGGTCACGAACGCCTTCAGTCCGGCAAAGCTCTTGGCGACCGTTCCGTCGCCGTAGACGGCTTTCGTGATGTTGTTTTTCATGGTCGCTTCCGCATTGTCCATCTTCCCCTCGAGGAGGTTGAGGATGCGCTCGCGGCCCTTGTTCTTGGCGAGATCGGGACCAGATAAAGTAACTGAAGCCACTGCATTGGCGGGCTCGTAGTCCGCCTCGGAGATGGTTTCCTTGACGGCACGGGACAGCAGTTCCGTGCCCATGTACCACGCGAAGGTTTCTTCCGCGTAGGTCAGCGGGCAGACGATGCTGCGACCGCCGTCGACCGTCCGCATCCGGTTGCCCTGACGCAGGAGAGCGGTCACGGCATTGGAGTTGGAGACGTTGTCGGCGAGGGTCTTGTGATAGTTCTGAAGTGTCGTGGCGACTAGCTGGTTGACAGTTGGTTCGGCCATGGCCGAGGCTCCTTATCAGAAGCCAACCTCGTCGGCGGAGGCTTCCAGCATGTCCCTCAGGCTTCCGTTACCGGTCTTCCCCGTCGGCTTGTTCACCGGGGCGGTCATGCCACGGATGTTGCCACGGTTCGCAGCTTGGGCCTTGGAGACCGATTGCTGTGAATGCACCCTAGCCTTCTCCGCCGCCACAAGCTGTTCCCACGTCTTGGGGTTCATGCGACGGGCGGTGTCGTACGCCTCTTGCAAATCGCGGTCGGG